AACCATCCGCCAACTAATCTTTTATCAATACGCCAAAATCATATCAGAATCCGCCGGAATGGGCAAAAAGAATTACGGTATGATAATGGGTACATATAAGAAACTGTGCAATGATACGATGTCATGGTCGAGTAGCGTCAGGGAATGAGTTCGGGAGCGTGAGCAAGGCAACATTTGTATCTATTGCGGCAGTGCGGATAAATTGACAACAGACCATATTTTGCCCCGAAGCTGCGGAGGGGAGGATATTCACGATAATGTCGTCAGTGTTTGCAAATCCTGCAATTCGAGCAAAGGCAGCAAGGGCCTTTATGAATGGCGCGGGCTTGACTATAAAGATAATCATCACAGGATTGCCGAAGGCAAGTATCTGAAGTATTTATACTCCCTGCACGAACAGCAAGGTTCTCTTGAAACGGGAATTGACACGCTTTGTCCTATATGCAGTTTGGGGAAAAAGTGTATAGAGGAAGGTCACGCGAACAAGTTAACTGTATATTGTGTAGAGGGTTGTTTTTTGAAAAAACTTGCAGGCGTATAAACAAATGATATAATCGGAGAATCACCCCATGAAACCCCGCAGATAAGCTATTTCTTTGCGCGTGACCCTGACGGGTACAGGGTGCAGTTTGTGCAGGGGTAGAAGGCGCCGCCCCCGTTTGCCGTGTGTTCGCGGACTTTTCTGCTTTACAGAACAGACGGATTGCGGTATACTGCATTTGATCCGTAAATGCGAATGACGGGGTGTAGCGCAACTCCTTCATCGGCTTTGGGAACATATGACCGCGGGGTAAATGACGACAACTGTATAGAACGGTATCGAGGCGTAGCTCAGTTTGGTAGAGTGCTAGCTTTGGGAGCTAGATGCCGCAGGTTCGAATCCTGTCGCCTCGACCACAAAAGGACGATAAGATTGATAAAATAATATCGTCCCCCGGAAAGCCTTGCAAATGCAGGGCTTTTTCGTTGCCCGGATTTTCTTGGAGGCATTACCAAAGCCTCTCTATGATGCTTCATGAGGCGAAAACAGCCCGATTTTCCCGCATTTTCCCCTTCGGCATAGGTTTTTGCATCCCCCCACCCCGCACAAGACCTTTCGTTTATAGTAGGGGATGCAAAACCTCAGAACCCTCACAGCCAGTAGCATTTGACCGTTTATTTCAACCGGGCGTCCACATGGATTACACTGCCATCCCGGAAGGAAACTGCCACATCCTTCTCAGAATGTACCGTCACCGAATCCACCGTCTCATACCAAAGCCCCTCGTCAAACTCAGTCAGAAAGCCGCCGCACCGTTCGATATCATCCATAAACCGGGATATGCTTTCACGCTTGGCGGCGCGGTTTTGCTTCTCTATGGTTATTTCGTCAAGCCGGTTTATGGCAGCTTCGTACCGGGTCATCAGCGCATTATGCCGTTTCCAGTATTCGTCCTGATCGGAGGCGGCGCGGGTATTTTCCTCCACGCATTTGCGTATAAGTTCCATCGTTATATCGCGCTCGGTCTGCTGGGCCACCGCTTCGGAATCCAACGCCGCTGTGTCGGTGAGAACCGCAAGAATGATGGCGTAATCCTCCTTGAGCCGCTCCCGGTCACCGTATAGCTTGTTAAACGCATCCACAAAGGCTTTTTGAATGGCGGTTTCGTATAGATGGGGCGTTTGACAATCGTTTCCGGCTTTGTATTTGCCGTTGCACTGCCATATCGTGCGGCGGTATTTGGTATTTGACTGCCAAACTTTAGGGCCGAAAAACTGACCGCAGCATCCGCAAAGTATCCGGCTCGAAAATGGATTCATGCCCGTTTGCGCCCTGCCTGTGACCTTGCGCTTCCTCATCTCTACTTGAGCCAAATCGTAAACCTCCGGCGTAACAATCGCCGGATGGGAATTTTCCACATAATACTGCTGAACTTCACCGCTGTTCTTCTTTTTCTTCTTGGTAAGGAAATCCACCGTGTACCCCTTCTGCAGCAAGGCATCCCCTTTGTACTTTTCGTTTTGGAGGATAGATTTTATAGTCGAAACGCTCCAAACCTCTCTGCCGCTGGGGGTCGGGACACTTTCCTCGGTCAGATGCCGAGCGATGGCATTGATTGTCCTGCCCTGTAAGAACATTGCATATATCTGCCGTACAATAACCGCCTGTGATTCCACGATCTTCGGGATGCCATTCTCGCCCTTTTCATAGCCGAGAAATTGCTTATATGGAAGGCTGACTTTTCCATCCTGCATCCTTTTTCTCTGCCCCCAAGTAGTATTTTCAGAAATGGAACGGCTTTCCTCCTGTGCCAGCGAGGACATAATGGTAATCAAAAGTTCGCCTTTACTGTCCAGTGTGAAGATGTTCTCCTTATGGAAAAACACCTCCACGCCTTTTTCCTTAAGCTGCCGGACGATTGTGAGGGTATCCACAGTGTTCCGGGCGAAGCGGCTCACCGATTTTGTGACGATTAGGTCAATCTTCCCGGCCAGCGCGTCAGCCACCATGCGTTTGAAACCCTCGCGTTTGGCAGTCGATGTTGCCGAAATCCCCTCATCCGTATAGACCTCCACAAACTGCCATTCATCCCGCTCCCTGATGTATGTTGTGAAGAAATCCACTTGATTTTCAAAACTGGACTCCTGTTCCTCTTTATCCGTGGAAACCCTCGCATATCCGGCCACCCGGCGCTTGGTGTATACATTCAATATGCTGTGCTGCTGGAGATTGATGGTGGCCGGGATAACAGTCACCCGCGCCGATGCCGCTCCGCTCATTTAGAAGACCCCCCTTTACGCCCGCGCAGGGCGTGTTCCCGCGCCCGCTGCCTCATTTCCTCCGTCCAGCTTTCGCGCCGGGAGCGGTCTTGCCATTCCCGATGGACGATTCTGCCGTCAGAAAAAACAAATGCCAGACGATTATCGTCCGGCACCAGTATTTTCGTTATTTTCGATTTGAACAGCACCTCGTCAAACTCCGCCAGACCCAAGACCTCGGCGGCCGCCGCCATGAGAGTATCCTCCGGGATTTGCTTTGCCGGACAGGATATTTTGCCCTCTTGCAGAAAAGTGGAGCATTGCCAGTTGAATTTCCCCACGGCTTTTTTGTGTTTGTAATGCTTGCCGCAATGTCCGCAATGGATTATGCTGCTAAAAGGATATGTGTTTTTACTGGTGTCTTGCGCGTTGAAGCGGACAGCGCGCTCCCACCGTATCCGCTCCACCGTTTCAAAAACCTCGATGCTGATTATAGCTGGATGCGTCCCCTCCACGAAATAGCGGTCTTTCTCGCCCCGGTTTCGTTTTTGGAGTTTGCTGATATGGTCGACCGTGTAATGCTTTTGAAGGACGGCGTTGCCAGTCAGCTTCTCGTTGCACAGCAACGCACCCACACGACCCGGATTCCACCGGCCTCCCATGTAAGCCGGAACGCCCTGCCCGTTGAGCCGCTGCGCGATGGCGGTCATTCCCAGCCCGCCTATATACCAATCGAACATCTGCCGTATGACGGCGGCCTGTTTTTCGTTGATTACGTTCTTCCCGTTTTTGTAGTCGTAGCCATACATCCCGGCAAAGCCGAGAACCTTACCTTTTTTGAAATCCCTTTGTACCTGCCAGATTTTGTTTTCCGATGCCGACCGGCTCTCTTCCTGTGCAAAAGAAGAGAGGACGGTGAGCATCAGTTCACCATCCCCCGATAGACTGGATATATTCTCCCGCTCGAAAAAGACCTCGACCCCCAGCGCTTTCAGTTCCCGCACCGCCTCCAATGTAGTGACGGTGTTCCGGGCGAAACGGGAAATGGATTTTGTGATAATCATATCCATCTTACCGTCCCGGCAATCACGCATCAGCCGTTGAAACTCCGGCCTGTCGCTCTTGGTGCCTGTAAGAGCCTCATCAGCGTAGATGCCGGCAAATTCCCACTCGGTATTACGCTGGATGATGGTATTGTAATAACTGATTTGTGCCGATAAGCTGTGAATGGCGGCATCTTTGCCGCTGGTCACCCGCGCATACGCCGCCACACGTTTCCGGGACGGCAGTACGGCGGGGGTCTCAACCCTATGGATCGTCCGCATAAAAATCCCTCCTTCCGGCTGCTTGAGCCTACACCATTAATCCCTCAAAAGCCTTGAAAAGTCAAGAGAATTGCGGCTTCGGGCAGCCAATTAGGGGCCGGTATTTTTCGGTAAACATTGTATCAATTCTTCGATATTCTTCCTCGGTAATGATCCCCTTGTTGAGCATGGCGCGGGCAAGGGCCATCGCCGCTCCGTAGCGTTTCTCCCGGTCAAATTGTTCCTTTGTCACAGATGATTCCCCCTTTTGGAAAACGATGCTTTATATAACAGGAATGACCACAATACTTACGTTTCTTACTCTCATAACTGACAAAAGCCGTGCCGCAACAAGCACATATGGTATGACAAGCGGCTTGCCGCTGTTCTGTGCTGGCATTCCAATAATCGTAACGGCATTTATTGCAGCAAAAAGTCTTGGGTTTAGTTTTGGATTTCTGCTCCAGCGTCTTGCCGCATTGTTTACAAACCGTTTTGTTTTCGTCTGTCCCCTGAACAACGGAAATGTAAGCGGCAGACAAATTATTCCGTTGGCAGAACGACTTGACAGTGGCTTCCGACATCCCAAACGATCCGGCGATCCGCTTATATCCCACACCCTGCAGACGCATATTCTCTATATTTTGTTTTTGTGTGTCTGTCATGGCGATGTCCTCCAAAATCGGGAGGGCGGCCCATACGAGCCGCCCTCAATGCGTGAAAACTCACTTCATCACCGACGCCAGCTTACGGTAAAGGTCATCAGCGAAGCGATGGGTCTCAATAGCAACCCACACAGCAGTTGGGTCGGAGAACAGGCATTTTGCCTGTATGACGGCGCGGCATTCCTCCCGCGACAGAGCGGGGGGAGCAGACTCCAGAGCAGACCATGTTTTCGGCCCGCACACGCCGTCGACGCCCAGCTTCCGGGCCGATTGGAATTTCCGCAGCTTGTCCTCGGTATCCGAGCCGAAGGAGCCGTCCATCAGAACCGGGAAACCGTGGGCGCAGAGCCGTTGCTGGAGATAAAGCACATCCGCGCCGGTGCAGCCTTTCCGCAGAGTGGGCCGGGCCGGAGGCACGGAC